TTTAAATGAATATTGGGCAACTCAGACAGCGAATAATCATTGAAACTCCCACAACTAGCCAAGACACGGCCGGCGGAGTCACCCAAACATGGAGTACTTTCCTTACTGTTTGGGCATCTGTTGAGCCTCTCAGTGGCCACAAGCTTTTTCAGGCTAAACAAGCAAACGCTGATGTCACCGGTATTATTAAAATCCGATATCAATCTGGCATTGAGCCAAATATGCGGATTAAGTACGGCAGCCGGATACTCAGTATTGTTTCTATTATCAATACTGGGGAACGGAATATAGAGCTTCAGATTATGTACAAAGAGGCTCTGGATTAAATATGAACATTAAACTTGAGGGCAAAGGCGAGTTACAACAGACCATCCTGCAACTGGCTAAATCAGTACAAGCCGACAAAGTAGAACCTATCCTGATGGATGCTGCCAAGATGGTCAAGAATGAAATCAAAACCCGGGTACCAGTTAAGACAGGGGCACTCAAAAAGGCTGTAACTGCTAAAAAGATGAAACGGCGTGATTTGTATAAGCCTGCCCCTGCTATTGCTGCTATAGACCGAAAGAAAGCCCCTCACGCCCATCTGGTTGAATATGGCAGCCCAGGACGTTATGCCAAGAGGGGTAAAAACAAAGGGCGTTACTTCGGAGCAATGCCAGCACGCCCTTTCCTGCGTCCTGCATGGGATGCCTCACGTGACCGCGCCCTTAACCAAATAAAAGACGGGCTGGAAAAGCAGATTGCGAGTGCTAAATGAGCTTTGAATCATCTTTTTACACATGGCTTAAAACTAAAGTGCCGCTAGTGAGCAATCGTGTATATGCCGTAATAGCCCCGCAGGATGTCAGTTCGCCGTATATCGTATATACCCTTATCTCTGCCCCTCGTGATTACACTCATGATGGCCCCTCCGGCATAGTTGAGGCTCGGTACCAATTAAATATATGCACAGATACTTATGCTGAGGCTAAAGCAATTGCTGACCAACTCAGGTCAGCCTTAAGTGGTTTCAGCGGATTACTTGAATCGGTTACTGTGTTCTCAGCTATGCTTGACACCGAGCTAGATAGCCATGAGGACAATGCTGACCTGTACGTAATATTTTGCGATTACATTATTTCATATAAGGAGTAAATAAATGACTAACGGGAAGAAAGCCTTTGGGACAATGATTGCCCGAAACGGCAATACTATTGCTGAATTAACCACTATCAACGGCCCTGCAATGACTGCCGATACTATTGAGATGACTAATCACCAGTCATCCGATGATTTCAGGGAGTTCATACAGGGGTTGAAAGATGCCGGCGAAATCGCGCTGGAAGGGAACTTTATTACGGGAGACAGTGACGGGCAAATCGGACTGAACACCGACTTTCTGAACGGCGTAGTTCAGAGCTTTGTAATTACTTTCCCTGGCAATATTGCAACATGGACATTCTCCGGTATTGTAACTCGGATTGAAACTCAGGCTCCGTTTGATGGCAAACTTACTTTTATGGCAACCATCAAAGTAACCGGCAAGCCCACTCTGGGCATCAGTTTATCTACAGGTTTGACTACGCCCTTCTTTGCCATTTCTGAGAGCGCTGTTATCACTCCCGACCCTGCCAATGATGATTACACCTACGTTGCCACTGTGCTGACTGGTGTTTCATCTGTTACTGTTACCCCCACCGCTTCCGCTGGAGTTATTACAGTAAATGGTAATGTGGTTGCGACCGGGGAAGCTTCCAGTGCTATTACCCTGGGTGCAGCTGGTAGTGTAACTGTCATCACCATCGTAGTAACTGAAACCAATAAAGCCCCCAAGACCTATACCATCTATCTGAGCCGGGCTGCCAGTTAAGGAGTGAAATATGCCTGATATCGTAAAAAATATTCCCATTACTCTTGATAAAGTTCGCAACCTCCGGCTTGACCTCAATGCGATGGTCGCGTTTGAAGAAGCCACAGGAAAGAGTGTGTTTAAAATCGGAGCTGATATGTCGGCTCGTGATATACGCGCTCTACTTTGGGCTTGCTTGCGGCATGAAGATAAAGGTTTAACGCTTGAGGCTGTTGGGCAGATGGTAACCTCTCAAAATATCCCTGAGTTAAATGCCCGGCTGGTAGAAGCCTTTAATGCTGCAATGCCGGAGGCTGAAGGCGAAACTCAGGGGGAAGCCCAAAGCCGCTAAACTGGCTGGAACTATGGGCGACCGCAAGGTATGACCTGAAACTCACAGATAACCAGTTTTGGCGGCTTACCTTTAGGGAATATGTAGCCCTGCTTAAACGGATAGAAATTAACCATGAATGGGAAAACTACCGGGCAGGGCTTATCTGTTCTGTGATAGCCAACGTAAACCGAGACGCACGTAAACATCCGAAGTCTTATATGCCAGATGATTTTATGCCCAAGAAAAAAACCACAATGACCGCTGACCAAATGCTTAGCAACATTAAGGCATTGAATATTGCGTATGGCGGTAAAGAGGTATAACCATGGCCGGTGAAATAGGAAAATTATTTGTAACCCTGAGTGCTAATACTACGGATTTTGCCGACAAGATGGTCGGAGCCGATAAGTCACTTGGCAAACTCCAGCGCTCTATTGACGCCACTGGCCAGAACTTCCAGAAGCTTGGTCTGAAAATGGCAGCGGTTGGGGGAGCCATGATAGGCTCCCTCGGCCTGCTGGTCAACAAGTATGCTGAGGCTGGTGACGAAATAGCCAAGATGGCCAAGCGTACAGGATTCGGAGCGGAATCGCTATCAGAACTTAAGTATGCGGCTGAAATGAGTGGTGCCAGCTTGACTGATTTGGAAGGCGCTACAAAGAAAATGAGTAAATCAATTGTAGATGCTTCTGAAGGTTCAGCGTCTATGATTGAAAACTTTGAATATCTCAACCTCAGTGTAGAAGCCTTAAGGGAGTTGACACCTGAAGAACAATTCTGGGCTATTGCCAATGCGATGTCCGAACTTGAAGACCAGACACTGCAGGCTAGTATCGCCCAAGATATATTCGGTGGATCTGGCACTAATCTGTTACCGCTTCTGGCCGAAAGTAAAGATAATATTGCCGCACTTCGCCAAGAAGCCCATGACCTAAATATGGTTTACAGCGAAGAATCAGCGACTGCAGCTGAGCAATTTCAAGACAGCAAAGAACGTCTTGTATCTGCCTTACAAGGAATTGGTGTGACTATTGCCGAGACAGTCATGCCAAAGATTACAGAACTTATTAATAGTCTGACCGAAAAACTTAAACCGGCTATGGCATGGCTTTCAGAACATCCTGAAGTAGTAGACGCCTTTACAAAATTTGGGGCAGTGTTTTTGGCAGGTGGTGCTCTTATGTTGGGCATTTCACAAGCGCTCAAAGCCTTTAGGCTAATAAAGATGGCTATCATGGGAGTTAATGCTGCCCTGGTCTTTATGCATAGCCTAACTGGTGTTGGTATCGCTAAGGCATTAGCAGGATTAGCTATCGGTGCCGGGGCAATAATCGGCATGAATAGCGTAATTGATAACGCTCTGGGTTCAGAATCAGATACTGAATCAGTTCAGACTCAAGTCTATTCAGCCGCCACTGGTACCACAACAATAAGCGCATCTCAAATACCAGCCTTTGCACTTGGTGGTACTGTACCCGGCCCAATAGGTGCGCCCACATTGGCATTAGTACATGGTGGAGAAGAAGTTATCCCAGTTGGACAGTCTAAGTCTCAGACCGGACAGACAGTAAATATCAGTATTAATAATCCAGTTATCAAGGAAGAAGCTGATATTGACCGCTTGACTCAACAGATATCCGAGAAAATGCAACGGGTTTACCAGCGTAATCTCAGACTGGCAGGTGCTTAATGGCGAATAGCTTAACTTTCAACAGCACAGACCTGAGCACTTACGGAGTGACGATTACCAGAATTAAGGATAATCAGACATCATTCAAACGTGATATCACCCAATTAGATACAAGAGCCCATGCTTCTAATGGTAAGCGTGAGTCTCTTAAAATAGACGCTGAATTTATTCTAGTCGGTACCAGTCTGGCAGATGTGCAGGACAAGTTAGCCAGTATCAAACGTATACTAACCGCTGTAGAAACTGGCGAGCTTGTTTTTGATTATCGTTCTGGAGTGTATTTTAACGCTGCCTTAGATGAGATTGACGGCGAAAACCTAACGCAAAAGTGTATCTCCGGCACGATATCCTTTCTGTGTGCCGACCCCTACGGCTATTCCACTACTGAGACTGACCAAACTGACAATATAACCACTGACCCGACCGCAGTCACTGTAACTGTCGGCGGTTCGGCGCTGGCCCTGCCTGTATTTACCCTGACTGCTGGGGAGTCTCTATCCGGGCCTATATCTGTTAAAAACAACGATACCGGCGAAGAGTTGGTCTGGGATAGCAGTATGGTAAGCAGTGACGAGTTGGAAATAGACACCGAGCATTGGGTAGTTAAAAAGAACGGCACTGCATCCATGACAGATGTATCAGGGCAATTTCCCAGACTCTTACCCGGACAAGCTAATCATATTGTAGTAACTGGGTTTGGCACTACCGGAACTTTACAGACTGTATTCCGCAGCAGATTTATTTAATAAGGAGTTATATATGGCTAACGCACTGTACGCAAAAGCAAAACAAGCGTTTCTGTCCAAACAAATTGACCTACTTAATGACACTATCAAGGCAACACTGGTTGATTCAGCTGATTATACCCTTGATCTTGCTAACCACGATTTCATTGATGATGTACCTGCTGGGGCGAGAGTAGCCACTGTCACCCTATCCGGTAAATCCGTAACCGGGGGTGTATTTGACGCTTCAGACCCGACCTTCAGTTCTGTCACTGGTGACCAATGTGAATACATCATTATATGGCAAGACACAGGTACAGAAAGCACCTCACACCTAATTGCCGTTATAGATACCGCTACCGGATTGCCAATCACTCCCAACGGCGCGGATATAAACTTGGTTTGGGACAACGGGGCAAGCAAGATATTCGCTCTGTAAGGGGGGCTTAATGTACGCCATAATTGACAGCACCCAAATGAATAAAAAAGGGCAGGAGTTTGTCCGGGTAGACTTCTACTTTGAAAAAGGCGAACCCCTATATGACGGATATCATGTACGTATGCCAGCCCGTGAACTGACCGAAAAGGAGCTATCCAGTCTTACCGGTAAGGATGGGGCAATCTCAAAGGCTAATTATGAGGCTTTTGTAGAAAAGAACATCGGCTGGGAGATGAAGGATACCCCGTTTAATTGTCACATGTTCGCTAAGCCTGCCACACTTGAAGACCTTGATGATGCAGTACAAGCACGTATCAAGCTTCTAAAGACCAATTGTGCCGAGAATGCAAAGACAGGGAGGGAGTTTAAACCATCACGGCAACTCTGCCAACTTACTGTCTGCTCTGCCAAATACTCCACGGGGTTAAAGGAGATACTGCCCGGCACAGAACTAATGGAGGCCTGATATGAGTGCGATAGATATTGGTTCTGCTGCGATTGATAGGGCCTTGACATTTGGAGATAGTTCTACCCGTATATTAGCTGACAACCCCGCAAACGACACTGGTATTTTAGATACAGTTGAGGTTTGGTTCAATACCAACGCCTCAGGTGTAAAAGTGGGTACGTTTTCAGGGTCAGGCACAGATTATGATGATAGGGATTACGAAACAATTGGCTCTGTAACTGCTGGCTCAAAGCAGACGTTTACTGGATTATCTATCAGCGTAGCAACTGGAGATTTTATTGGGTGGTATTGCTCGGCTGGATATCTAGAACGCAGTGCTACTGGGAGTGGTCAATATTCTAAAATCGGTGATTATTTCGGGAGTGGAAGCAACACCTACACCTTGACAGCCAATATAAACGGAAGCCTCTATGCCACTGGTGCAACCTCTGCCGCTACCATCTCACCCTCAGCCATAGCATCCACTCTTGCTTTCGGTACTGCCAAGATAAATCAGAATATTCTACCTTCTGGCATACCTTCATCTTTAGCCTTCGGAACGGCTAAACTCAACCAGAATATACTACCCGGTGGTATTGCCAGTACATCAGGAGTTGGTGAGCCGTCATTATCGTTTGGTGGGTTTACAATTGCCCCCAGTGGTATTGCGCCAACTACGGCATTTGGTACGCCGAAAATTAATCAGAATATACTGCCAAGCGGTATTGCCAGCACATCAGGGGTTGGCTCACCAACGATTACTGCCATTATACACGGGGTCATTCAGCCGAGCGGAATAGCCCCCACTACGGTGTTTGGCACGCCTATTATCTCAGTTGAAGGACTACATATACCACCCCAAAGCAGATATGTAGTTGAACTG